GGGATCTCACTTTAATCACCGCCAACGCAGTCGGAGCGAAGCTCTTTTGCGTAGCGTGTACTCTCTGACCGAGAACGCTTGCCGGGTGGCAAGCGTCGTGGATGCATCTGCATTTGGTCGTCTGTACGTTTCGTGGCTAGAGCAACCTTCTGAGAAGAATCTCAGAAGCATTGACCAGCCATTTAGCGTTTTATGGACAGACCTAGGCTCAACGTCGAATACGAGATACTCAAGCTTTTGCAAGCTTTTGTTAAATCGTCGGCGACAAGGCCTACACGTGTCGGGCACTATTGGGAGAGAAGGGACGGACAATCCGTAAGCCTTCAACGGCAGGCGGTCATAAACCGCTTGTAGCCGTTCTACAATGTAATTGTAGGCTCGATAGTACTTGCGGTCGAACAGCTTATTGGCGTAAGCCATATAAGATGTATAGACCTCAGGGCGGCGGAGTGATGACCAAGGCGTCCGAAATCGGACTGGTGTGACATCTACGCCCTTATAGGCGTCCATGCCACATGATTCTCTAAAGAATCCTTTGGTACAACTCTTGTCACGGTTGATTTTCAACCCAAATGACTCGAGTATGATCATCGCGTGCTCGGCTAATCTAGCCGGGACGATGACATCATCCCCATACACATACACATCCTCGTTTTGGATGTTCGCATCGAGTGTTCTCAGACCACTAAACAATATAGCCCAAACGCATAAGCTCAATACGGGAAAGCATAAAGCTGACCCCATTGGTGCAAATTTGTTAAAGGTAACTATTGTGTTGTCTGGTAACCTCGTTCCTAAACTCCTCGTTGATTCGAGAGCTGTATAAACAGGCTCTGGAAACAGGAGGCGCACCAGACCAACAGATACTCTGTCACTAGCCTCATTGAGGTCAAGTGTCGCATATCTGCCATGCAAGGATCCCATTAGGGCCCCAAGCTGGTTTGGTTGTTGGTTGGTGAATCGAACAGCATGCTTAGTAAGGGCGTGCGATTCGACCGTCCGCATTATGGCCTGTGCTAATCCTTGCTGTATCCATTGGAATTCCAATGGTTCACAGCTAATTAGCCGAGGGCCACGCGAGTCTTTAGGTACAAGGATAACCTTGGCTAATGACTCATCCGACTTCAGAGAATTAATCTCTGCGGTTGCATCACATACATGGCCCAGAGACGCGTAATAATACTCGTCTATTGGGTAGTAGGTGGCGATTCGATCGGGGATGTTTGACCATTGGTACTTACCATAGAGCCGTTCTCCAGTGGAGACAGCTCCTGGTCCGTGCCTTGGGTAAATGTCCCTTGGATTGAATCCGGAGAAGACTCTTGCGAGGCTTCTTCGGGCGTGACGGATGGTTGCTCCGAACCAGTGGGGTCCTTGAAGGGCCTTAACTGTTTCGAGGGTACCAACGCGGTGACAATCATCGCCAATACGGCGAAGATAGTCAGAATGAGCTCTGATATGTTCATCGGTTTCTTTAAACTTTTGAACTACTATCGTGGCTTGTTTAGGGTCCCCAGGTAACTCCAATTTGTAAAATACAAAGAGGATATCCCTTAAGGACTTGATGCACCTTACATCAGCGGTGCGGAGGACTACCCCGTTATGAGATAGGACCTGCTGGAAAAGCTCACCGAATAACATCGGTAGCTTACTATTAGGTTGACATTTGAATGCCAACTTACTAGCGTCCATAGGTTCGTTCTCGGATAGAGCACTGTCAAGTGCTTTACCCAGACGTGGTAGGGTTTTCATAAGAAAACCTATTCCTTCTCCTGCGGCTCTAGA